GACGAAGGCAAACTCACAGAAGATAGACTCGCGTTCAAGTTTCGTAAGAATGTCTTCACCCCAGAAGAGCAGAAAGGTGCGCTCGAAGGTCTTTGGAGTGCAGCGAGTGAATCGAACAACCGTGGACTAGCAGCTGGTCCGCGCGAGGAACGAAACAAAGATCGCGACTGGGTAACAAACTATCAGACTGAAGTTTTGGAATGGTACATAAAAGGTCAACCGCAGAGCATTACAGGCGAAGATCCTATTGACGTTATCAAGAGTAAAATAGCAAAGAAAGAAGCGAGGGGCGAGAACGTCATTCGTGGAGAAGTTTGGTTGCGCAGTTCTATCGAAAAGGAATATGAGAGTTACGAGAACTTCTTCCCTGCGCTGGAAAAGAAACTTGCCGGCATGCCCATAACTATGGCACAGGCAGAGGCAAAGAAAGTCAAGGCGAAGTATATCTCTGATACTTCATACGCCACTGCCATCTGGTCAGGTATCGCAGGTTTCTATGGACGTTATCCGCGTATACCTTATGGTCGGCCAACAGCATATACAGAGCATAATCCGCAGGACTTTGAAAAGTGTTATCCGTTTGCGCGTAAACTCGAGAAGACTTTCGCCGAACTGATTCCTGGGCGTCATGCGGCACAGAAGAAATATGCCGATGCTCTTGATAAAAGGTTTTTAATTGGGGAGGATACCACCTTCACTACCATTACAGTCAATACGACAACCCATGAACGTAATGCTCGGATGGCATGCCACCGCGATGCTGGTTCGCTCAATGACGGGTTCTCGAATCTAACTGTAATTAGTGACGGGCAGAAACACTGGAAAGGTGGTTATCTAGTCGCGCCCGAAGTACGTGCAGCCATCAACGTGCGGCCAGGCGACTTGTTATTAATCGACAACATGCGAGTGATACATGGTAATACTCCTATCGAAGCACCCGATAGTGGTAAGGAAGATCTACTGCGTATGTCGTTGGTGTTTTACTTCCGCGAAGATATGCAGCATCTGGGTAGTTGGGAGTATGAAAAGATGCGCAGGACTTATGTCGACGAACGACGGTTGAATAAAGATCATCCGTTATGGCGGCAGTCATGGAATGGTGTGAGTCCTGGCATGTGGGATGAACGCGAGTGGTATGATTGGTTAGAAACCAATGGCGGGAAAAATATGTTAACCGAATACCACCCCAAAGCATCTGAAGAAGAAGGCACGCTAGAGGCATTTTTCTAATGATTCTGGGAAGGCACTCGGAAATACATGAACAAAAAGAAATAAGCGTCCTTGAAGAGGGGATCGACTTTAGGAATCCTCTTGTCCGCCGCGAGGTGTTTTTCCGTTTTTATCATTTCCACTTGAAGTATAGAGCACATCCTGGTGCCGTTTATTATGTCATGCCATTTCTGTCAAAGAAGTTTGACTGGAGTTTTGAAGAAAAACTTTGGTTTGCGTTTATCAATGGCGCCACTCAAAACCCATTAACTTCTTGGGTCATCTTCAATCATTTTCCAGACCCCCACTCGACTACTGTTGATGAGATGGAATTGTGGCACCGCAAATACTGGAAGAACCTAGATTACGACATTGATAGAAGGTATCAAAAGGGTCACTTTGTTGAGATGTTTGAAGATTATAAAAAGCATCTTGGCGGCAGATCTCAAAAAGAATTTTTCGAATCGCTAGCGAACACCGACGACCCTTATCGCAATTTTCAAAATGTGTGGGACTATGTGTTCAACAACTTTTTTATGTACGGTCGTTTGTCAACCTTTTCATATCTTGAATATCTTAAGATCATGGGTTTGAGCATCGACTGTGACAGTTTATTCATATATGATAAGTCTGGTTCTGCTAGTCATCGCGCAGGATTGTGTTATGTGCTTGGAAGGGATGAGTTTGATGTTCATAAGAACAACGTAAATATGCACCCTGAAGTTTCAAACGGACACACTAAGGAAATAATGGATTGGTTGTTTGTTGAGGGCGAACTCTTACTAAAAGAGGCAAAGGAAAGGTTTAGAGGAGAGGAGTTCTTTCATGACGTCAATTATTTCACTCTCGAATCAACGTTGTGCTGCTATAAGTCATGGCATCGTGTCAACAGAAGATACCCCAATGTTTACAACGATATGTTCCATGATAGAATAAGAAAGGCAGAAACAAGAGACTGGAGCAAGATAGACGGTTCCGATATAAAATTTGATATTTTCTGGGAGGCGAGGAAAGAAATGCTTCCAGAAAATATCAGAGTTGAGGACAACCCAAAAGATCCAGGACTTGTGAAGGTGAAACAAAACTGGTATCGTTTGACTGGCGAGGTTCCTGTTCTAGAACACTTTGACCCTGTTTTCAAATCGTCATTTTCTGATAGGTGGAGACAAATGTCAGTCGAATGGTATAAAGAAAAGATAAAAGAAGAAACCGACATATCAACACTTGAGGCATTTCTTTGATTGTTCGAAAACTAAAAAACAGAGATGAATATGCTAAGTTGGTGACCAAAGAGAATAAGAAAAAGGATAAGTTCTGCGGCAGGTTTCTCAGCAAAACAGATAAAATGGATGCATGGGACAGAGTCTGGTGTGTTTTTGACCAAGACGATTTAACAATGATGGGCGCGGTCATGGTTACCGTTGCCAAAAGAAAGGCAGGAAACATTGCTAATCTTCAACTTCTTCACACTTGGTATGATCATAGAAGAAAGGGTGTCGCAAACGTTCTTGTTCAGAAAGCATTTGAAGTTGCTAAGTCCCAAGCAAAGTATATGAGGATCTCAATGATTGCCGACGAAGGTTCGTTAGCGTTTTATAGAAGCGTTGGATTTGTTATTATGGGAATGCAGAAAGCAGGGTCTTATTTCTCGATGTGCCGTTTGTCCGGCGATAGTCTTCACGACTCGCACTTTGACTTGATGGATCCAGTCATTCGCGGAGTTGCTTGCTCAGGAACAATGGGTTCGGTCGTTAAGTTTCTCGTTGACCTGCCTGAAATGAATCACGAAGAAAATCTTGAATGTTTGCTTTGAATGAGGTAGAATAGAATTATGAAATATATCTATCTGATTGGAATCCCTGGGACAGGGAAGACCACCATTATGAAGAGATTCATGGAGTCTCGAGAATGGAGGCAAGAACGAGTTGTCGATCTTCTCGATACTCACGTCTCGGACAATGTTCGCGTCTTAGGAAAATATGAAGAAAACGAAACTTTTTCTGGCACGGATAAACTGAGTATGGCAGTCGCGCCAAAAGTTATTGAGTGGTTAAACACATCCCCCGACGAGATAATCGTCGGCGAGGGAGATCGTCTCAACTCTAGGGCAGTATTTGAAACAGCAAAGAAAAATGGTGAACTAATAATCGTGCACCTTACAGTTTCTGCTGGAGAAAGAGAACGTCGATATGACCTTCGCGGTTCTGAACAATCCGAGAAGTTCATCCAAACCACAACAACTAAGTGTAAGAACGTCATCGAAACCTTCGGTGATCAGGATACCCTTTTCGGTGTCGAGAAGGGGAACGTCGTCGAGTTTGCTCATGAGAACCCTTCAGATACCGACAAAATCGTTGCTTTCCTGAATGAGCAAACCTCCTCCTCGCTAAGTCCCTGATTTTGTTAGGGATTTTACTGCTTTACTTTTGACCGTATAGTAGTCATAATATGACTCAAATATAGGAGTCTTTATGGATATTCACAACAAATCAATCGTAGCAAAATTACTCGCGGCAGAGAACATCACTGTCGTGCAGGAAAAGGTATCTACTGCTTCCTTCGATGTCAAAAACCGTGTCCTTAGACTTCCCCTCTGGGCGGACGTCGAGGATTATGTTAGCGATCACCTGATCGGTCACGAGGTGGGTCATGCACTATACACTCCCCTTGAAGGTTGGCATGAAGCAGTTTGCGGCAAAGGTCGGGCATACAAGTCATTCCTCAACGTTGTTGAGGATGCGCGTATCGAGCGTTTGATACAGAAAAAGTATCCTGGCCTTCGCCGCAGTTTTATTAAGTCATACCGCAAACTTCTAAAGGACGGGTTCTTTGGTAAGGACGCAAGCGAGATCAATAAGATGAACCTTATTGACCGCATCAACGTATTCTTCAAGTGCGGCGAAACCATCGGCGTTCGTTTTACTGCTGAGGAGCGCGTTTGGTTGGATAGAATATCTGCCGCCGAAACTTGGGAAGACGTTCAGCGCGTGACCGAGGACCTCTTCGCTTTCTGTAAGGAAAAGGCAGAAGAAGAGCAGCAGCAACTCCAGGAGATGATGACCGCCATGCCCGAAGAAGGCGAGAACGACCAAGAGGACGAAGAAGAAGGTTCCGGCGATGAATATGACGATGAATATGACGAAGGGGATGACGATGGCATCAATGATGCGTACGAAGACCTCTTTGGCGATGAAAATGACGGCGAGGAAGGGGCAGGTAAAGAAGGCGGACTAGAGCACTCAATCGCGTCAGAAACTGACGAAGAAGTTCGTAAGGCAATCGACCATATCTATAATGAGGACATTGCCGGCAATGTCTATAATTACAAACTCCAAGACCTCAAGAAAAACTGGAACGAATATGTTATCAGTTACAAGACGGTTTTGAAAGAGGTGGAATCCAAATTAGATCATCCCTATGCTCCAACTAATTCGCTAATGCGTGTTGGTGAGGCATTATATGATGCGTGGTACGTTCAGAATAACAAACTCGTTAATCATATGGTCAAGGAGTTTGAGATGCGCAAGTCAGCAGCGCAGTATGCTCGTGCTAGCGTATCCAAGACTGGCGTTATCGACACGGTCTTGATGAACAACTACAAAATCACCGACGACATATTCAAGAAGGTCACGGTGGTTCCAGAAGGTAAGAACCACGGGTTCATTATGTATTTGGACATGTCTGGTTCTATGAATACCTGTATGAAAGAGACGGTCGACCAACTGATGTTACTTGCACAGTTTACGCGCAAGATCGGCGTTCCCTTCCGCGTGTATGGTTTTAGCACATATGTGCCGCAAAATTATGAGTCAGATGCGACGTCCCGAAGAACCTTGACCAAGGTAGAAGATAAGACAATATGTGTGCACCCCAGGAGCATGAGTCTTATCGAACTTTTTAATGAAAATATGAGCGGGTTAGAATTTACGACGATGGGTAAGATATTACTCGGTTCATATGTGTCTCGTCAGTCATACCCCTGGGATCACCCCACTCTTGACAGGAGAGAATTCCATTTAAGGCATGTTCCTCACATGTTGCAGTTGGGCGGCACGCCTCTGGATCATGCTATAACGTTAGGCATACCTCTTGCGCGCGAGTTCCGCAAGCAAAAGCAAATCGATATACTCAATACCATCTTCCTCACAGACGGCGCTTCTCACCCCATGGGCATATGGAATGCTGATGAGACGATTGAGGGAGGTCGCTACATCGACTGGTTACCAAGATATAAAGATTGCTATCTGACCATTGGTTACGAGAACAAACTTTACCGTCCGTCGGTGCAGAAATTCTCCGGCAGGGTCGACTGGACGAGTTGCCTTATGGAGATCTATCGCGAGGCGACAGGCAGCATTAACGTTGGTTACCGCATAGTAGAAAATGGTCCGCGAGCGGTTGAGCGCGAAGTATCCAACAGCAAGCGTGTTCCTTTCCTGGATTTTGAAACTGCACAAAAAGTAACAAAGCAGTATAAAGAGAAGGGATATGTGAGTGTTCAGGATAACCGTGGCACCGACGAGCAGTTCTTCCTGCCAATGAAAATGTTGCGCATCGCCTCGAGCAAGATGGATGATATAAAAGAGAACGCCACGAAAGCACAAATACGAACTGCGTTTAAAAAGACTAACACTAGTAACAAGTCATCGCGTTTGATGCTTGTAGAATTGATGAAGAGGGTAGCATAATGGCGAATCATGTAAATTCTTATTTGAGGTTCGAGTCAATCAGCGATGATGGCAAGAAAAGATTGAAGGAGGTTATAGACCTTATAAAGTCAAGAAGCGACCACATATATGAGCACCACTTGGCGCTTTTTGCAAACGAATCGCTCGATGGTGTTGACATCAATTGGATGTGTGATAATGTTGGAGCGAAGTGGGCATATGCTACGGATATGGATGAGGACGGAATATCAATGTACTCAGCGTGGTCCCCGACCTCTGCCTTTTGTAAATGGTTGGTCGAGTATATCGGCGAGGTCGATGATTCGGTGACGGGGACTCACACGTATGAGGATGAGATGCCCAACTTTATCGGCGTTGACATATATGATGCCGGTGGTCACTTCGACGGCATTGAAATCGACAGCGAAGAAATGTTCGAGGAGATTACCACTGAGCACCCCGACTTACTTGAACTCTGGGACGAAGAAGAAGAATGCTGGAAGGATGACGGCGAGCAATACCAAGAAGTCCTATATGATTGGATCGCCGACTGGCAATGGCGGCAAACAAAGTGTATGCTTGAGGCAGTGCCCTCCTAAGTCATTGATTTTGCTATGAATTATTATGCTTTACTTTGACCCTATATTGAGGCATAATAGTATTTCTAGTTGAGTGGTTGAGGAGAAAAGTTATCAAAAACCTTAAAGAAAAGCGTATTCAACAGATTTTAGCATTAAAACCCGCCGCCATAGCAGCAGGTTACGAATACCCCGAATATCACGCGGGGACGGAAAAGGCATTACGAGATTATACCCTAGAAGATTTAGAAGATTTTAGGGTAGATTTAATAGACCACCTAGTAGATACCAACCATTACTACGGAGGGGTATAGGGGAAGCGGAATAACGCATGACGCGTTGTATTGATTGAGAAGAAAGTAGTTATGGAGATATATTATGAGCGATAAATTATTTGAAGCACTGGTCAACGTATACGGCAACGAACCGCGTGTACTCACCAAAGCAGAGATACGCCAAGTGGCGATCGATAATGGCATTAAGTCCACCCAGTCACTTCTGAAAACCATGGGTCGCGTATCGCGCGGCAAGTATCAGTTCCCCCCATCATCGGGTAACAATGTTGTGCCCATCCCCAAACCAACGGAGGCATCCACATTGACCAGTACTGGCGACAATGGTTTTACCGATAACCTGATTCCTCAGGCGGACGACCTGTTCGTTCCGTTCGGTAACTACAAAATGGTGCGTGACGTGATCAAGTCGCGTATGTTCTATCCTATGTTCGTCACGGGTCTATCCGGCAACGGCAAAACTCAGATGGTGCTCCAGGCATGCGCCGAAACGAAACGCGAAGTGATTCGCGTGAACTTCACGATCGAGACTGACGAGGACGACCTCATCGGTGGTTTCCGTTTGGTGAACGGCGAGACCAAGTTCTTCAAAGGACCAGTGATCAAAGCGATGGAGCGTGGCGCTGTCCTGCTCTGTGATGAGATCGACCTCGCTAACCCAGCGAAGGTAATGTGCCTTCAGTCTATCCTCGAGGGTTCGGGTTACTTTATCAAAAAGACTGGCGAGTACATCGCTCCCGCTCCTGGGTTCACCGTAATCTCCACCGCCAACACCAAAGGTAAAGGTTCGGAGAACGGACAGTTCATCGGTACTAATATCATGAACGAAGCATTCCTAGAGCGGTTCCCTATCACCTGTGAGCAGTCGTATCCGACCGTTACAGTGGAGCGCAAGATACTCGATAGGGTATTCGCCTCGGTGGGCAAAACCGCTGACAGCGATCTTGAGTTCGCTCAGAAGCTCGTTGACTGGGCGGATATAATTCGTAAGACTTACTATGACGGTGGCGTGGATGAGATTATCTCAACTCGGCGTCTCGTGCATATCGTGCGCGCCTATGCCATCTTCGGCAAGCGCGACCGTGCTATCGAACTCTGCATCAACCGTTTCGATGATGAGATCAAGGATGCTTTCTTCTCCCTCTACGAAAAGATAGACGCTGACGTTGCTGGTGCATCTGAAGAAAATTCAGATAATGACTTTACTTCTGATTCTACATCAGTAGAATATTGATATTGCTTGAGATTGGAGAACATAATGCAATTAACTGATAAAACTATCACCCTGCTAAAGAACTTTGCCTCGATACAACCCAACCTTGTGGTTACGAAAGGCAATACTATCAAGACCATCGCAGAAGCGAAGAACATCATCGCGAGTGCTACTCTTGAGCAGGAGTTTCCTGTTGACTTCGGTATCTATGACCTCGATGAGTTTCTCGGCGTGATTGACTTGGTCGACTCGCCGACCCTAGTCTTCGACGACGATTACTTGACGGTTAGCGATTCGAACGGCACGTCCAAGGTTCGGTATTACTACTCGGCGGCAGATAACCTGACGACCATGAGTAAAGAAATTAATATGCCGAACACGGTGATCGAGTTGAAGTTGACCAAGGCAACCTTGGAAAAGATTCGCCGTGCTTCTGCTGCTCTGGGTCATGATAAACTGTTGATTCAGGACAACGACGGTTCTATTTCTTTATCGGTTACTGATCTGAAGGATGATACCTCCAACTCCTTTACGATTGAGGTTCCTGGAACGTATGAGGAGGGTGCTAAGTTTAGTATGCTAATCAATATAGCGAACTTCAAGTTAGTACCTGACGATTACACCGTATATCTTGCGGATAAACTAATCTCGAAATTTGAGAGTGCTTCGGGTGATGTCAACTACTTAATTGCTCTCGACAAATCATCAACATACGAAGGAGGTAATTGATGACAAACAAAAAGCAAGTGAATGAAGAGATGAACGAAATTGTTGATCTCTCCAATCGAGCGTCACGCAGCATGATTGCTGTGATTGACACCATGGTTCAGCGCGGTGCCGTTCGCGGCGAAGAACTATCTACCATTGGTCAACTGCGCGATCAATGTGTACAAATAGCACAAATGTGCGAAAACCAACATTCTCAAACAGAGGAATCATAATTATGTCACAATCAGCTAAACTCCTGAACATTCTGACGTCTGGCCAGCAGGTTACTGCTAAGCAGATCCGGAACCGCACTGGCGCAAAGAACCCTTACGAGGCAGTTCGTTCGCTACGTGAAAAGGGATACGCCGTCTATTGTAACGAGCGTACCAATTCAAAAGGTGAGACGAAGTCTTTCTACCGATTGGGTACACCTACTCGCGCAATGGTCGCGGCAGCATACGCCATGGGCGTGAGTGCTTAAAGCACCAACAGTGAAACGGGGAGCGATGCTCCCCTTTTATTTTCTTTGAGAAAGGTATATTATGAATCACGATTCTTTGTGGGTTGAGAAGTATCGTCCTAGAACTGTCGACGATTGTATTCTCCCCAATAATCTAAAAGAAACTTTCAACAACATTGTCCGGACGGGTAAAATACCCAACATGCTTTTTACTGGCACGGCAGGGTTGGGTAAAACCACCATCGCGCGTGCTATCTGCGATACGCTAGACCTTGACTATATTCTTATCAATGGATCGGAGCAGGGCAACATTGATACCCTGCGTGGTAAGATTAAGCAGTTCGCCTCCTCGGTTTCGCTCTCCGGTGGATATAAGGTAGTCATCCTTGATGAGGCAGACTATCTGAATCCACAGTCTACGCAACCTGCGCTTCGCGGATTCATCGAGGAGTTCTCTGATAATTGTCGATTTATCTTAACATGTAATTTCAAAAACCGTATAATTGAACCGTTACATTCAAGATGCGGTGTCTATGAGTTCAACACGAACAAGCAGTCAATGGCAGACCTCTGCCCTGCCTTTATGAAACGACTGCAGTTTATCTTGAAGGAAGAGGGGGTCACCTATAGTAATGACGTCCTAGCGAACCTGATAATGCGTTATGCGCCCGACTGGAGGCGTATCATAAACGAGTGTCAGCGTCACTCGGTAGACGGCGAACTCAGGGTAGAAGTGTTGAGCAAAGGCAGTCAGCAGGAGTATGATAACCTGTTCGCCTGCCTCAAGCAAAAGGACTTTAAGAAAATGCGACGTTGGGTGACTGATAATGTTGACGTTGACGCAACGTCTATCTTCCGTGGCGTGTATGATAATATGTACGACTCGGTGGCGCCCAATAGCATACCGCAGTTGGTATTGATACTGGCGGACTATCAGTTTAAGCAAGCATTCGTTGCGGACACTGAGTTGAATCTGGTTGCCTGTTTTACGGAGGTCATGGCAAATGTCGAGTTCGCCTAAGATCAATTACAAGTTTTGCGAAGATAAGTTGATCGCCGAGTTCAGTAAGTATATCGACACAACGTATTCCGGTCACTATGGTCAGGGTGGACTCCAGTCTGCCGAGATTATAGTTGATCGCGGTCATGGCATGGGGTTCTTTTCTGGTAACATCGACAAGTATAACGATCGCTATGGTAAGAAAGGCGATAACCCTGAGGACTGGCGCAAGGATATACTGAAAACCATTCACTATGGGTTTCTTAAGTTGTATGAGCACGATCGCGTCCATGGGCGTTGTAAATGAAAATCCTACTTACAGGAACCCAAGGGTATCGCCGTGGGTTTATCGCCAACCGATTCCTCGAGTTATACCGTGACAAGTATGACATCGAAGAATACGAGTACGATATTCGCACCGGTGTCTTTCTTGACAGATATGATATGGTTGTCCACCTTGCTGCTATGGCAGGTGTTCGCCGTTCGCACGAGGAACCGGAGTTATACTGGGACGTGAACGTGAAGGCATCCCAGCGCCTGTTCAAGTTCTACAGTGAACGCAACGTCCCCGTGGTTTATGCCTCCTCTTCTTCAATCTACGAATGGTGGTTGTCACCGTATGCCAGTACCAAGTGGATGATGGAATGCATTGCCCCCGAGGAATCCCTCGGTCTCCGCTTTCATACAGTGTATGGACCAAACAGTCGTGAAGATATGCTTTACGATATGCTTATCAAGCGGAAGGTGGGTTACCTGACCAACCACACGCGCGACTGGACGCATGTTGATGACGTCTGCGCCGCCATTGATATCTGTATCGAGAACTTCAAATCCATGAAGCAATATCGGTCGATTGATGTTGGTAATGGTATGCCCGTATCAGTTGTCGATATGGCGAATAAGGTATGGCCAAATAACAACCTGCCAGTCAAGGAAGTGACTGGCGAACGCGAACACACGCTTGCCGACCCGACTATTCTCAAACGATACGGTTGGAACGCCGAGCATCATATTATGACGGATCTTGTTTATGAGCAGTAATCCATTTGATTATCTAAATGCTATTAACTCTACCAAGGAAGACCTTCTTAAGGATGCGCTTCCTGAGGACGAGAAGAAGTATAACGCATTCATCGTTAACCGTGGTCTGAGTTATTTCTCGGACTCGGTGCTCTTCGCGAATGAGATGAATCGCTATCATATGATCGACAATAAACTGCAGTTTGACTTCCTTCGCCTTGCGCTTAGACCACGAAAGCGATTCTCCAAGTGGAATAAGGTAGAGGAGAACGAAGCGATTGATATGATCAAGGAGCGGTACAACTACAGCGAGCAGAAAGCGAGGCAAGTGCTAGACCTGTTTAGTCCAGAGGATTTAATCCTGCTAAAGAAAAGTCTCTTCAAAGGAGGAAAGAAAAAAATATAAATACTTTAGCATGCATTATATCATAATGTAGAATAATAACAATTTTGTATATTTGAATGGATTAAATTGTATGGACAACAATATTGTAGATTGGTCCCCAGATAAAATGCTGGAAGTGACCCTGAATGAGCCTGATGATTTTCTGAAAGTCCGCGAGACACTAACACGTATCGGTGTTGCTAGTAAGCGTGAGCAGAAACTCTTTCAATCTTGCCACATACTTCATAAGCAGGGAAGGTACTTTATCGTACACTTCAAAGAGCTCTTCCTGCTCGATGGTAAGAAGTCAACTCTAGAAGAAACCGACATTATGCGCAGGAATACGATAGCGACCCTGCTCAGCGACTGGGGTTTAGTCGAGGTGGTGAATACAGAAGCATGTAAGAACCTTGCCCCATTAAGACAGATAAAGATTATCTCTTTCAGGGACAAAGATGCTTGGACTTTATGCGCGAAATATGATATAGGAAAGAAGTGACTAGGTGGTGACGATAGTAGTCACCGCACAGTATTTTCCTTTACCAAATTTTATCTTAGTCCCCTCGACAACCATTTTAGATCGAATGGTGAATTCGTTGATCTCATCAATGTGAATATCGCAATCTGTTTCGACAACGTATTCGTTTCCTTTTTTATCTTTAAGGACAAACACTTCTGAGTCGTAACGAACTACAGGTAGCAAGTCAGATGATTTTACGTCTGCGAATGAGAGGGATGGAATGATGAGCAGAATGAGTGCTATGTTTTTCATGGATTTTTCTCCTACCGTTTCACAACGGGTTGTCGCCTCACGGCGTGTAATATAACTGTAATACAACTGTAGTATTATTGTAATACTGAATTTATTTATACGAATTCTAATTTTGAATTGGACTTGTATAAATAATACCGGCGATACCGTGGGATACGGGTCGCCACCTCTCTACGCAGAATGGTCTGGTAGAGTATAACAACAATCTTGCTTAATATAAGGAGATCCGTTATGGTATCTAAAGCATTTTCTTTTCCACGTTCACACTTCATTGGTTTCGATCACGTATGGTCAGAGATTGAGAGACTGTCAGATATGGCAGACAACAAACTCTATCCTCCACACAACGTAGTCAAGCACGATGATGTCAACTTCACTGTAGAACTTGCCTTGGCAGGTTATAGCAAAGACGACCTCACTATTGAAGTGAAGGACGGTATCTTGGTTGTAACTGGTGACAAGTCAAGTGAAGAACGTGAGTATCTACATCGCGGTATTTCTTCAAAGAAGTTTACGCG